GCTTATCGAGAGAGGCTAGAAAGGTACAGCACTACTATGACGCTGGGTGATGCTCAAGAAAAAGCACTTTTACAAACTCTTGCTGAAATACAAAAGGCACAAACTAATATTGAACTGGGCAGGTATGCAGGTTTCGACAGAGAATTAGGAGATTACGATACAAATATTGATAAGCAAGTAGAACAAAAATTACTCCAAGTTGATAAAATTATCGGCCAACAAGGTCCTCTTAATTATGAAAGATTGGCTTCTGAAATGGATCAAGAACAAATCACTCAGTATGTAAATACTGCTCTTACGCCTGGATCACGTGTTCCTGAGATTGTACGATATGTTGGTGAAAGAACTGGACAAACACCCTTTCAAGTCTTAGGTGGACTAGTACCATACATTGGTGATGGCAGTCTGCAACTTAAAACAGACAATCTTACAAAAGGACAAATCGTACAACTTGCTGGTTGGAACCCACCACAATTCAAGCGTCTTGCAAACACATATAGATCACCACAACGCACTGGACGGTCTAACGTTGCAAGGCAGATGTCAGGTAACACAGCACCGATTCGTTTTGGCGTTGTCCAGTATGTCAGTGGTGACCCTGCAATTAAAGGTAAGTCCAATGGCCGCATTGTTTATGATGCTGTAGGTCATGGAGGTATAAATTACCATAACCATTATGAGTTTGAAACACAAGCTGATGCCTTTGAGGCAAAGCGGCTTTTTGAATCTCATGGTTACCGTGTAACTTCAGACTGGAGACCTAACGATACTGACAGTGCACATTCCTATGGCGTTGCTATCGACGTAGCACCTCCACTAGACCTTCCATATACACCCGAAGCTGAAGCGGCATGGTCTGCTGCTGCAAACCGACTAATCGGATTCGACCCTAATGAATGAATTTGAAAAGGGGTTGTTTTCAGGTACGCCTGATATTGACGATAAACTACGCGAAGAAGCTAGACAAAGCGCAGAAGCTCGTCAGCAACGCATAGATCTTATTGAGCAACAACAACAACCTACTGAACAAAAACCACAGGCTCCAACACCGCAAGCTACGGCTCCTGCGACAGAAGAGCCTATCTCACAACCAGAACCACAGCAACCACAACAAACTGAAGAACAACCACAACAACAAGAAGACAACAGCTTTTATGGATTGACACCTGGGTTTCAAGAAGATGACATTGATCCTTCTGCTGGACAAGTCACTGCAGAGGCAATACTTGCACCGTTTACTGGTCCTGTAGATGCAGTTGTTGATCTATTTAACCTTGTACCTGGTGTAGATCTACCTAAGATCCCTAAGTTTGAAAACGAAGTTACACAAACTGTACGAGAACTTTCATCTATTGTTCTTCCTACAATAGGTCTCACAGCGACTGGAGTAGGTGCTCTTGGTGCTGCTGCAAAAGTATCGAAGGCTAAGTTTTTACTTGACCCTATGGTGTCACGTATTGGCAACATTGCGTTCAGTGCTGGTACAGGTGCCTTTGTTGACTACACAGTTGAAATTAACCAAGAAGACGACAACTTGTCTGGTGTTTTGAAGAAGAACTGGCCGTCATGGTATGGCTGGATTCCTGAAGATCTTGCAACACTTGACAGTGATACGCCGGACATGAAGCGTGCTAAGAACGTCACTGAAGGTGTATACCTTGGCGTCGGCACTGACGTGTTAGTAGGTACACTAAAACTAATATCAAAAGTACGTGGCCTTCGTTCTCAGTACATCCCACAAAGCGAAAAGGCTAAGAAGGTCACAGATACCCTTAACCTTGACGTTGATCCTGAAGAGGCAGTCAACCTGTCAGCAGGAGCACGTTCAGATGCAATGGATGAGCTTGGCAAATTTAACTTTGACAGGTCTGTTGAGCTAAAAGGTAGTGCTGAAGAAGCACTAAAAGAACCTATCTACGGTGTTCATGACTTGTTGGATCCAACAGAAACGGGTATCCGCAGTGTTGACCTTGGCGGCATTAACTCAGCCGCTATTGACTCTTATCGGATCAACAACAACGTCGGTAGTATCAACGGACGTGTTGGTAGTGTCGGTACAGACTCCTTCATCAAAAATGGGCTGGACCTGAGTAAAGACCACAACATTATTTTTAAAGGTCTTGGTGAACAACTTAAAGATGTAGAGATTGACGTCAGGCTACCTGATGGTACCTACATCACTGCAAAACAAATTGCAGAAAATGGTGAAGAGATGGCCTCTAAATACTACATGATGCCTACTGACGTCATGAAACAGATGTTTGTCAAGGACATCCAAGAGAGTGGTCTTGTATTCAAGGAAGCAGGTGTAGAAACACTTAGTTCAGAAGGTATGGAAGCAGCTCGTCTGTTGACCAAAAAGTATCTGAATGACATGCTGTCTATGGACCAAGCAAAGGCTGAAGCATATCTTGCTACTTCTGTTGCCGGTCAAATTTCAGACACAGCACAGGGTGCACGTCTTGTAGAAGGTACTGCAGGCATTGAGCGTGCAACAGAACAAGTTATTGATCGCCTTGAATTTTTAATGGGTATGCGTGGCCGTGCAGCCTATGTACGTGGTCGTGCCTTGAACCTTACAAACATGTGGAACCGTCTTACAATGACAGGTTCTGAAGCCAACAAAGCTGCTTACGCAAAGCGTATCAAACGTATTCTTTCAGAAGAGTCTAACGAAACATTACGTGCTATCGAAGCTATCCGCCTTGATGCTGCATTGACTGCACGTACTTTACGTGAGGTTCACCAAGAAAAGCCTGAAATGTTGGCTCCGTTGCTCATGGCATATGAGTTTACAGATGGCAACGTTGACACAATGGCAAAGCTAAACAGGTTCTTGAAGAACTCTACTGGAACTCTCAGTAAAGCTATCTTTGACAGGAATCCTGAAATACCCTCTGTCATTGTTCAAGGATTCTTTTCTAACGTCTACAACGCAACACTCAGTGCATTTGCCACACCGATCAAAGCTGGACTTAGTAACGCTGCTGGTTTAATTGAAAAGCCTATCGGTGCCTTTATTGGTGGTATGCGTTACGGTGAAGGACAGATGTTGCGTCGTGGTTGGTATCAATACTCACTTAACCTAGAAGTATTGCAAGACTCGTTTGATTACATGAAGCAAGTATTTAAACGTAGTGCAACTGAAGCTGACGTTGCAGGTTTGCAGCGTGAAAATTACTTTGTAAAAAACGAAAAGCAAATTGAAATTTTACAAGCTGTTGCTAATGCAAAAGCTGCTGAGGGCGACTTTGGTCCACAGGTAGCAATGCAACAGATCCAAGCTATGAACGATTTGGCTGAGCACCCTTGGTTGCGTTTTGGTAACCGTGCTATGCAGTCGCTTGATGGTTTCACGCAAACCATGGTTGCACATGCAGATGCTAGAGGACGTGCTTTTGACAAGGTAACTAATAACGGTAAACTTGAATTTACTGCTGCTAAAGCTGACACGGCTTACAAGCAAATCTATAGTGAAATGTTTGATGAGACTGGTCTAATTACCGACAGTGCTGTTAAACATACTTCTGGTGAAATTGCTCTTAGCCTAGACAGTGGTTTTAACGACTCTTTTTCTGCACTTATTCGACGGCTACCAATCCTAAAACCATTTTTGTTGTTTACTAAAACACCAATTAATGACATTAAGATGATGACGTCGTATAGCCCGCACCACCTTTTGTTTAGGGACATTAACGACTTTAATTTACGTCCTGAAAACATGGCTGACAAGGACATTGCAGATGTGTTGTTGAAGCGTAAGATTGACATTAAAGATATGTCGTCAGAAACGATGTATCAAAAGTACAACGAAATCCGTGCAGATCTTTTTGGTCGTAGTGCACTTGGCACCCTTATGGTAACTGGTGCTGTTGGTTTGTTTATGACTGACAGACTAACTGGTAATGGTCTTTACGACAAACAAAAGCAATCTCTGCGACGTGAAACTGATTGGAAGCCACGGTCTATTAGATTGCCTGGTGGTGAGTGGATTAGTTACGATAACTTAGGACCTATCACAAACTGGTTAGCACTTGTTGCTGACATCTCTGACAACATGGATGTCCTGTCACCTAATGACATTGGTGAACAGCTCCGTAAGATGGGCTTTGTACTTGCTGCATCTTTTACTGACAAGACTTTCTTGTCTGGTTTGGAACCCTTTATCGATGTTGTTCGTGGTGATGTAGGTGCATTTAATCGTTGGAGTGGTAGTTTTATTAACGCTGCAATTATTCCTGGCTCTAGTCAAATGGCAGAAATCGGACGTCTTATGGACCCTGGTTTAAAAGAAGTCGAAATGACTTTACTTGATGTTTCACGTAACCGACTACCTATACTCAAAACACAAATCCCTCCTAAATACGATTGGATCGATGGTGATCTAGTCGGTGTGCCTGACAACTTCATGGCACGTGTCTGGAACAACTATATGCCTTGGAAAGTCAATGGCAAAATTAGTGACGAGAAAAAATTCTTGCAGATGATTGAGTACGATGCTCGTCCTAGTCTTCGGACTAATGGTCGCGGCATTGAGTTTACACCTGCTGAACGTTCTGAAATCACAAGGATTATGGGCCGTGACAAGCTATTTTTAGAAGGCATTCGTAAGGTGATGAACAGCACAGAAGGTCGTGAGTTCAGAAAACGTTATATGAATTCTGTCAATGCCGGACAAGACCCCGACCTGTCAAATTTTGAACTACTGCACAAAACGCTTGACCGTGAATTGCGTTATGCAATGAACATGGCTGCAGCATCACTGCCTAACAACGATGCAATCACCAGGAAGATGATTTATCAAGATACTATTCAAATGTATCTTCAAGCTGGTGAGCACGAAGAAGCGAAGCGTTTCCAAGAAAAAATGAGAAAACAGTATTCATTCTAACCTAACCTAAAGCGTAATGGCTGTAACACAAAATCTATTCACAGGAAATGGCTCCACCACCAATTTCTCTTTTACATTCCCCTATATCAAACAAGCCGACGTCAAAGCTAAAATTGACGGCGTAAATACAACTGGATTCACTTTAGCCAACGCAACAACGGTATCCTTCACAACGGCTCCCTCTAACGGTGCCGCAATCATTATCTTTCGTGATACCGACAACGATGAAAAGACAGCAACGTTCTTTGCTGGCTCGGCTGTAAAAGCAGAGGACCTGAACAATAACTTTGATCAGGTATTGTTTACTGCACAAGAGGTTGACAACAACGCTTTGCAGTCACTTGGTGGCACTATGGCCGGTGATCTGAACTTTGATCAGAACGCTAACATTGTGTTTGAAGGTGCAACTGACAATGCAAATGAAACGACTCTTACAGTTGCAGACCCTACTGCTGACCGTACGATCACTCTCCCTAACGTAACTGGTACTGTTGTCACTACTGGTGATACCGGTACTGTTGCTACTGGCATGATTGCTGACTCTGCAATTACCAGTGCAAAAATTTCTGATGGTACGATTGCTACCGGTGACATTGCAAACGATGCAATAACTACCGCAAAAATTTCTGACGGTAACGTTACTACAGCACTGATTGCAGACACGAGTGTGACAACTGCAAAGCTTGCTAGCGATGCTGTTACTACAGCTAAGATTACTGATGCTAATGTAACTACCGCTAAAATTGCTAACGACGCTATCACTGCAGCTAAAATTGTTGCTAATGCTGTTGGATCTAGTGAGATTGCAGCTAATGCAGTCACTTCTAGTGAGCTAGCAGACGCTTCTGTTGATACTGCAGCGATTGTTGATGCAAATGTCACCACTGTTAAGGTGGCTGATGCTGCAATCACTACTGCAAAGATCAACGACAGTGCAGTTACTAGTGCAAAGATTGGTTCTAACCAAGTTATTGAAGCAAAGATTGCTGATAATGCAGTAACTACCGCTAAGATTCCTGATAGTGGTGTAACTTCACCTAAGATTGCTGACAATGCTGTTACAAACGTCAAGCTTGCTGATGCTGAGCTGCGTGAACTGGCAACTATGGGGTCTACTACTGCATCTGCACTGGCTGATCTTACGCAAGCTGAGGTACAGATCCTAGATGGTGCAACTGTTAGCACGTCTGAACTAAACATCTTGGATGGTGTCACTGCTAATTCTACTGAAATCAACCAACTAGACGGAAACACGCTGACTAATAGCTTTACTGCTAATAGCACAACCCAATATCCGTCGTCTAATGCCATTAGTGGCTACGTTCTTGGTCTAATGGACAACCTCGGTGGCTTTGTTGCCATCGCAAACGAGAATAGTTTCCCGACTACTAACCCTGATCCGTCTGATGATGCAGGCACTGTCGTGTCTATATCTGATGCAGGTGGTTTGGTAGTTAGTGCATCAGGCACTGCAAGTGGTCAAACCACTGGTAGCACTGCTGTAACCATTACTGGCTTCCCGGCTGCACTACAAAGCAGCACCCTACCTGCTGGTCAAGGTTTGCAAGTTGTCTCTACTTCAACTCTTAATACCTATACTTACCACAAAGTATTAGGTACAGATGCTGATATTGCACAACTAAACGATGATGTCAATGATTTCTTTGCCCGATATCGTATTGGTTCTAGTAATCCTAGCACAGATTTAGATGCTGGTGACCTGTTCTTTAACACGTCTACTGGCAAAATGCTGGTGTATGACGCTACTACGTCTGCATGGGAAGAAGTACAAGCTGTTGGTAACTACTTTATCAACACTCTAAGCTCTTCAGGAGGCACTGGAGGCGGCTCTGCTACGTTTAATGGCTCTGCCTACAGGTTTACCCTTAGCAACCCTGGAAGCGTTGCACAGCAGCATATTGTAAGCATTAACGGTGTGATCCAAAAGCCTAACAGTGGTACGTCACAACCGTCTGAAGGCTTTGTTATCGACAACGCTGACATCATTTTTGCTGCTGCTCCTGCTACTGGCTCTGAGTTTTTTATTGTTACTGTAGGTACTTCTGTCAATATTGGTACACCAAGTGATAACACTGTTAGTACAGCTAAGCTTGTTAATAGTGCTGTTACGTCTGCCAAGATTGCTGACGGTACGATCGTTAACGCTGATGTTAACGCTAGTGCTGCAATTGCAGGTACAAAGATTAGCCCTAACTTTGGTAGCCAGAATGTAGTTACGACTGGTTCGGTTGGGATTGGAACAACAAGTCCTGCAAACAACTTAGATATAGCAGTAGATTCCAACAATGAAGGTATACGAATTTCAAGTTCTACGAATGTTTTTGGTAAGATTGATTTTCACGCTAATAGG